ACTGCGACACTGGTTACGTTTTAACATCGCTATCACCTACAGCGTACAAGAAGCAATTTCCAAAAGGTGAAATGAAATCCGTTGATGATGGCTACGTCAAAGGTGATGACTACTCAAGCTATCAGCCGGAGGTAGTTGTCATTGGTGAGCGCTACTACCGCAAAGAAACAATGATTGAAGTTGCTCAACTATCAAATGGCGAAGTTGTTGAGATTGATGATAAATTCAAAAGTATCGTTGATGAGTTGGGCGCAAAAGGAATAACTGTAGCCAGAACAAAGACAATTAAAGACTTTAATATCTATCACCGTTTTTTCGATGGTGGCGGTTATTTATCAGAAGAAAAGCGCACGCCGTTTAAGTCGATGCCTATCGTTACTGTTTATGGTAATTACGAACTGCAAGGCAACTCAAGCAAGATTACCTACTCCGGTATGGTTCAAAAGCTGATGGATTATCAGCGCTCTCTAAATTACGCGAAAAGTCGCGAGATTGAAGAGGGCGCATTGGCCCCTCGTACTAAGTTTTGGATGACGAAAAAGCAAGCTAAAGGGAATGAGGTTCAGTTACAACGCATGAACACTAGTGCTGACCCTGTTCAATTCTACAACCCAGACCCAGAAGCACCGCAGCCATATCAGACTGGTGCAAATCAAATTAACCCACATCTTAACCAGCTATCGCAAGATATGAGCGTCGGCATACAAGTCAGCGCCGGCGTTAATAATGCAATGAACGGCCAAAATGCTGGGCGCATGTCGGAAGAAGCGCTACGAATGCAGATTGACAGAGGCGTAGGTGCTACACGTAAATGGGTTAACGCATTAGTTAAAGGTATTCGCCGCACCGGTGAAATACTTGTTGAGGCTATGCCGACTGTTTACGACACTAAGCGCGTTTTTCAGATTACAGGCATCGACGGCACTGAAAAGCAAGTAACACTTAACGAAGAGGTCTATGACAATGAAAGCGGGCAGATGGTTCAGCTTAACGCACTAAGTAAAGGCAAGTATAAGGTGTTTTGTGATGCTGGCCCTGCATTTGCCAACAAAATGGAAGCTGGTATTGCTTCAATGCTTGAGTATGCTTCGATTGATCCGACAATCATGCAAATTGGTGGTGATGTAATGCTCAAGGCTGTTGATGCTCCATTGATAGGAACAGTTGCAGAGCGTAAGCGAGCTATGATGCTTCAGCAGGGTATGATTCCTCAATCTGAATGGACAGAGGAAGAAGCAGCTCAAATGCAAGCGGCAGCACAGCAACCAAAAGAGCCTGATGCGTCAATGGTTATGGCTCAAGCTGAATTACTTAAGGGTCAAGCTGATATGCAAGAGCAGCAAAATAGAGCTATGGAGCTGCAATTGCAAGCGGGTAAAGTACAAGCTGATGCGCAAGCTAAGATTGACAAGCTTGAATCAGAGACGGCACTTAACGCGGCCAAATTGCAACAAGGGCAGCAGAAGATTGATGACGACTTTGTGTTGAAAGCCACCGAGCTTGAGATAAAAGCCAACCAAGATTTAAATAGGCAAATCAGCGACAACAAAAACATCTAATCACGGCCCCTTAATCGGGGCTTTTTTATTCCATCTTTGCATATACTTATAATCAAGTGTTATAATCAAAGAAAGGGTACGCGACCCATTCGCGGCTTAAATTCATCTTAGGATGCTTAAATGTTAGATAACGATGCACCACTAGACGATCATATTGAAAGCCAGGACGACTTGCATGGCCAGCAAGATGAGGTAATCGAAAATGAAGTCACTTCCGAATCATCAGCGGATAGTCAAGAAACAGACGAAGAAAAATCAAATGGCGTACAAAAGCGAATCAACAAAATCACAGCTGAAAAATATGCTATTCAGCGTGAAAAAGACGAGCTAGCTAAACGTATTGCTGAGCTGGAATCACAAAAACCAGTAACGCAAACGGTTGGCGATTTAAAGCGTCCTAGCTTGCCGGATGACATTTACGATGAAGATGCTATGCGACAGTACCACGCTGACATTATTGAATACACTGAAAGCGTGGCAGAGAGTAAAGCAACATCATCGTATGAAAAACGACAAGCTGAAGCAGCAAAGGCGGCTGAACAATCAACACAGCAAGAGCGCATCAATGCCTATGCGGAAAATGCAATCAAAGATGGTGTTGACATTGATAAGTTGGCTAGCGCTGAAAAAGTGTTAATGCAGGCAGGCATCAAGCCAGAGTTAGGTAATTATCTATTGACAGACCCTAACGGCGGCAAGATTGCCACGTATCTAGCTGATAATCCGGCAGAAATGCACGAGATTTTATCATTAGACCCTGTAAGTGCAGGCATTCGGATTGCGACAGAGATTAAACAAAAGGCATTAAGTAAAACGCCTAAAGTCTCTCAAGCTCCTGAGCCTGTTGAAGTTGTTAAAGGTGGTGGGGTCAAGGAAGTTGATGATTTCCTAACCAAATACCCGACATTCGAAATTTTATAATTTAAGGTCTAAATATCATGGCAAATAACTACACAAGTAATACTAACCCTAAACTGGCTCGCGCCTTTATCAAGGCGTTCGAGTCTGAAACTGTCTTAATGAACACTGTATCAAAGCAGTTAGTAAATGACATCGACGCAAGCACAGGTGGCGGCTCTACTCCGGTAGCAATGAAGCGCCCAGCTCAGTATGTTCCACAGCGTAGCGCATCAGGTGATTTCACATCTGGCGATGCTAACCCTGTTCGTACAGGTAAAGTTTTCGGCGAGGTATCACCTAATGGCTTTATCACTGTGTTCGTAGAAAATACTCGCGTCGAAGAAGCTCTTGAAGCTGACCAATTAGATCAACTTATGAAACCTATCGCCGAAGATATGGTAACTGAGTGTGAATCTGAATTAGCCGCTTACATGACTCGTAATGCTGCATTAGTATCTGGCTCACCTGATACGGCTATCTCACAATGGTCTGACGTTGCACGAGCTGGCGCTGTATTTAAAGAGATTGGTGCGCCGTCTGGTCGTCGCTATGCTGCTATTAACTCATTTGATGAGGTTAATCTTGCTGACAAGCAAACTCAGCTAGGTGTTAACCCAGAAGTAAATTCAGCTTGGGCTGGTGCGGTAATCAAGTCGGGCTTTGCTGGTTTCGATCAGGTAATGACGACTAACAACCTTGATGAGTACACATCAGGCTCAGAAAGCGCAGGCTTAACGCTTGGTGCAACTCCGGCGGCTACTTATACAGCTTATAAAGATTCTTACCGCATGACGCTTACCATCACAGGCGCAACCGCTAACACTGGTACGTTAAAGGCTGGCCAGCAATTACAGTTTGCAAGCTCGTTCCTTGTTAATTCTCGTAACCGTAAAATCGTTCGTGAGTCAGGTGCAGGTATCCCAATTACATTGACTGTTTTGGCTGATGCGGTTGCAGATGGTTCAGGTAACATGACCGTCAGCGTATCAGGTGCGGCAATCAATGAAGCTGGCGTAAACGGTGCATTCAACACAGTAAGCAAAGCGTTAACTAGCGGCGATGCTGTAACTGTGCTTGGCACTGCTGATAAGTCATACCGCCCAGGTCTTGCATACTGCGAAGGCTTTGTCGGCATGGGTTCAGTTGTATTGCCTAAGCTACATAGCCAAGACAGCATGGTTATTAATAACAACGGCGTGTCAATCCGAATGACGAAAGGCTCTGACCTAGTAGGCAACAAGAATCAATATCGTTTTGACTTGTTACCGACTTTTGCAGTGTTCAACCCATTCTGGGGTATGCAGTTGCACGGCAAAGCGTAATAGCTAACTGATAACTCTATGCGGGCGCGACTAAACACCGCGCCCTTTTTGTAAGGGGATTTTATGCACATTACAATGTTTAAGTTTAAAAAAGGTGCTGAGCCTATTCGCTGTGTAATTGCCACTGACTTTAAAGCTGATTTTGAATCGCTTGGTTTTGTTGATCACATTGACAAAGTAAAAGCGCCAAAAAAGAAGGCTGCTAAAGATGGTGAGTAAAGGTGACATAGTTAACGGCATGTTTAGCTTGTTACGCATCAGCGGGTTAACAACTACGCCAGAGCCGGAAGAAATCAAGCTGGCAATCGACACGCTAGATGATTACATGGCGCAAATATCAATCACTATGGATACTGGTTACATTCAGCCTACCGTTTATGGCGAGAGCAAACACTCTGATGATTCTGGCTTATCGATTGAATTAGCTGGCCCAGTTAAAAAAATGCTATGTACTGAGTTTTGCCAAGTATACGGTCGACCAGTTACGCCGGAGCTGGGTGTTATATCAAGTCAAGGTATGCGAGCAATGGAGCAGCTACTGATTAACGTTGACCCATCTGTAATGCCTAACACATTACCTATCGGTAGCGGTAACGAATACGCGCTG